GGGCGTGTACGGTGCGTTTAGAGGGTATCTGCAACCACAACAGCGAGACCGTGGTGCTGGCGCATATCCGTATGCCGGGACTCTCTGGCATCGGCATCAAGGCCGACGATCTGCTTGGTGCGTGGGCGTGTAGCGCCTGCCACGACGCGATCGATCGCCGCAGCCACGCCGATCTAGATCGAGACTATGTACGACTTGCCCATCTCGAGGGCGTGATTAGAACCATCGCACAACTACGAAAGGAGGGCTTGATATGACCCGCGACGACATCAACCGATTGGCGCAAGAGGCTGGCTTTGAAAATAACAGGCTTGGATGGACATACACGGAAGGCTACTTAGCCGAGCATCTTGAACGCTTCGCCGTCCTCGTTGCCGCAGCCGAGCGGGAAACATTCGTAAAAGACACGCGAGACGAGGAAATTGCGTTGCTCCGAGAAGAAATTAAGCGGCTACGGTTTTGCATACCGGAAGGCGACGCCGCAGCAGCAATGGAATACTTAGCGTATTGCGTGGAGAAAGACGTAGCAAAGGAGCAAGAGCGGTGCATGGAGATTGTTGAGCGGGAGTTAGAAGCCGCGCTTGGCTATGTCGCTGTACCGCTTGGTAACAAAATCACCGCCGCCATCCGTGCGAGGGGTGCATGACGTTCCTCGTAGACACGCCTTACGTTACCGCCTACGTCCGTAACGAGTTTTTGTTTGACGAGAAAAGCGGGCATGGTGAATTTACCCTCTGCACCGTCTTTGGCTTTCGAGCCGAGCCAGCCCGAGTACCCATGTTCCAAGTCATGTTGGAGTGCGGCGCACAATGGGCGAGAGTTCCCATCCACATGATCTGTTCCAAACCGTGCGACCCGCTGCCGTTAGAGGTATGCGTGTGGTGGGACAGTTTTAGTCGCCATTGCACGGTTCACGAATTTAGCTTCCTACGCAATCACGCCGTGGATTGCATGGGACGAGATAAGAAGATTCGACACGGCAATTACCTGTTCACGATTGACTGGTGCAACGGTGGATGGTCAGAAATCCCCGATCAGCACAAAAACCATCACATCATCGTAGAGGAATCAGGACAATGGTTGGCTTATCCAAACAATCGACTAATCTGGAAAGACCCTTCGTGGATTCGCACGGACTTCCCACTACCCAAGTGGAAATCACCCTCGCGGATGTATTCAGCCGAGTTTTCGGCACCCCAGAACACAAGCTCTACCGCCCCGACGATCCAGAAACCAGCCGCGAAGCTGCCCGATCTGTAGACACGTCCCGGCTGGAGCAACTCGTATATGAAACTGTTAAAGGCTACGGTGCGGCAGGTTGCATTAGCGACGATGTTAGAACCGCCCATCCGACCCTTGCTTACAGCAGCGTTACGGCGCGGTTTAAGGCGCTGGCTGAAAAGGGACTGATACGGTACGAGGGGCGCCGCAAAGGGGCTTCTGGGCGCTCACAGCGCGTTATGGTGGCCGTATGAAGTGGCTAATAGACCTCTGGCGGCGTAGGCAAGAATTCCGTGATGCAGAATGGCGTCACGTACCCCCGCCTAACTGGAACTGTAAGCGTGGAGGGGTGGAGATATGGTGAACGAGGAAGATGACGCCTTTGAGCAGGAACTAAAGGCAGCCCCTTGGGGATACGGTCAGCCGATTGATATATTTTTCGTTATCGCCCAACTCAAGCGCCACGGCCTATACCGAGAGGCAAAATGGTTGCTAGATGAGTGGGCAATACTGACGCATAGGTGACGGGTCGTCTAAAGGTAGGACAACGGACTTTGACTCCGTTTATCGTGGTTCGAGTCCACGCCCGTCAGCCATCCCCATCAGGCGGCCACTTAAAGGAGCGGGTCTGTAGGAAGTACCGCCCGGTACACTTACAGACCCCCTTTAGGTAGTCCTCAATCTCGGGGTGCGAGCAGTAATATCCTTGCCCATTTGCAGGGCAAAAAAACACGCATAATTGACACGGATCAAACCGCTTCCAGTCTACCGACTTCTCATCCATCGCAAGTATTCCGCGCCTTCCTCGGGTTCCCACCAGACCTTGATCAAATCAGGATGGTTAGGCGGTAAGTCAGGGTTAATGGTTGTCAGGGCGCACGGGGACAGGGAATTGTCTCTAAAGCCCCTCTCCTTGGCGTAACGGTCATAAACCTTATAGCTCGCTACTTTCATCGTGTGCATCGTAATGCCCGTTATAGGGTCTTTAAGGACGCTATAAGCGCTTTCGTGCTTATGGCCTGCCACGTACAGGTGGTCGCGTGTACCCATCAGAGCGGCCTTCATTGGCCCGTGGGCGGGGTTCCATATGCTTGATCCCGCATGATCGTGTCGAGCGTTGACGCGCACCTCTAACCCATTAGGGAACCGCAAGGCTATACGAGCCTCGGAGGACTTGTAGAGAGCGTTCTGCTGCTTGGCTATCCATTTGAGCGGGTCGCCCGAGCCTGACCACAAATCGTGGTTGCCGCCGATCATGTACAGCCAGTTGCAGCGGTTGACGAACCATTCTGCGAGCTTCCATGCCTGCGCGGCTGACGTACTCTGGTCGGCGTAGAGGCGGGCTAGGCGGCCAGTCCAGTTGTTCGTGGTGTCGCCTACGTTGCAGGCAAACAGCCCCTCTGTGGCGTTAACGAGGGCGGTGTGGCGTTCGATGGCCTCAATGTCGCAGCCGTCATCGTCTACGTGCGGGTCGCCAAAGTGCAGCAGACCGATAGCACCGGACAGCTTGACCCGAATCGGGATGAGTTTGGACGCCTCCTCATGCTCACGCTTGTGGGCAAACTTGCGCTTACGCTGCTCAATCAGTTCTTCAATGGGAACATCGTCATCCGGCAACGGGGTGAACTCAAACGCCCCACGCTCAACGATCTGGCGACCGGGGTAATACGTGGATTCAGGGACAATGACGCCTTGCTCTTTTAACCTTTTGATTCGCAGCAGCAATGTGCGCTCGTTAATGCCGAGTTTGGCGGCGACGATGGCACGGATACCGTTGGATTCTTGTAAGAGTTTGACTATCTGCTCGTCAGTCGCTTTTTTTGCTACCACGATTCGCCTTCCGTTTGACCGTAATGCCGAGTTCCTTTCGGCGCTTATCGGTTCTGTCCGGGGCTAACACGGCTTTCCATTCCAGATGACCGTCAACGAGTCGATATTCCTCTTTGTGCGTTAGCGCACAGTCGCAGCACTCGGTATAGGTATAGCCCTTTACCCGATACCAAGTTCCCTCGTTCATCTGAACAACAGGGATTTTCTTCATAACAAGCTCGCCTCTGCCTGTCTGCGTCTAACGAGTCCGGGCAGCACTTTACCCCCGCCACGAACCCATTTTGCTAACTGTTCTTTTGCTCCTACCCAATCTTTTGCATCAATTCTTCGGCGCAACGTAGACGCTCTATAGCGCCCAACGCCGAGGTTATACGCAAAATCTATCATAGCCGCTAGTGCTTTCGGTTCTGTGACAAGCCTCGGCGATGCTTTTAACACCCCTTTTGCGTAGTTATGACGCAATTCTTGGGTCAGCCAAAGATTAGCCATTTCTTTAGTGATGGGCGGGTCATCCATCGTGACCTTGGTGCCGTCTGGTTTGTAAACGGTTCCGTAGCCTATGGTGGGATAACCAGCAGGGCAGATATACGGCTTGCTTCGGAACCCTTCAAAGTGCCTGCATAACTCTGCCGCAATCTCTATGGCCTCATCGAGTGCGCTCATAGACGCGACCCACAAACCAGAATGACAAAATCATGTTGAGTACGGCCATATCGTCCACGCTCCACATGGACGTTAAGACCTGCTTCCAATCGCCGTTTTGCTCAAGGGCGATCAAAAAAGCAGCCATCTTAACGGCGGCGTAAGCAATAACGAAAAGGTACGTTACGAACGGCCTAACGAGGGCAGATACAGCGGCAACCCATTTACCAGCCGCTTGGGCTGTGGCGCTCTGTTCCTTGAACGCCTCGCCAATGGCATCTACCTCGGCCATCGTCATTTGGACTTCGGTCTGCCGCATAGCGATTTCGCCCTTTACTTGGGCAAACCGCATTTCGGCGTCCAACATGGCTAATTCGTGTTTGCGCTCGTTCTTTTGGTCAAAGAACTTGAGAGCCTCCGGCGCTAATCGCAAAAGACCGCCAAACACGCCACCAAGCAGGGTTTCCATCATCTAAAAAGCCAGTCAATAAGTTTGGTTAAGATTGAGCCTACTACGGCGGCAAAGCCACCTACGGCCATCAGCGTTTTCCAGCCACCCTTGGCTTGTGCAAGCATCAGCTTGATTTCGTGTACGTCTTTCTTCATTTCGGCCATATCCGCTTGCAGGGTTTCAATCTGCGCGTCGTGACGGCCAATGTCCCGTGCCATTTCCATCGTCTAACTCCTTACGGGTGGGTGGCCTTATAAGCGTCAAATTCGGCCTTGAGTTCTTGGATTGCCTTAATCAACGGGGCAATCATTTCCTCGTAGCCAATGGTCAGCACGGCGTCACCGCCTTTAATGGTGTGATCTTGATAGCCGCCAAAGTCCACGCCCATGCTGTCCATAACGGACTTCAATTCTTGCGCTACCAAACCGTGATGGAAACGATTTCGTTTATGGGTGCCGTCATGCGTCAGATTGGAGAGTTTGCAAGCCTCCCGCCATGCGTTCCACTCGTCATCAGAGGCGTCATCGGCAGGCTTGGGCGGCCTGTAGTCCTCACGCATATCCCAACGGAACATACGCGGCTGCAACTGCATGACAAAATCTAAACCCAAATTTGTCGTTTGAATGTCGGCCTTGTCACGCGCATCCGAGCGATCTTGCACGGCTCCATACGCATACGTTGTAGTTGAGGCATCGCCCAACTGGACTTGGTTGCTGCCGGTAACGGCTGACGATGCGCCTACGCAAGTTGAGTTGCTGTAGTTGCCGGTGTTGTATGCCTCAAAACCAAGGGCGGTGTTGAAAGCGCCTGTGGTGATGCCGCCACCCGTGTTACCGCCAAGCATGGTGTTGACGTAGCCGCTGGTAATATTCTTGCCAGCGCTATACCCCAAGCCGGTGTTGTAACAGTAAGCGTTTGCGCTGCCGCCGCCTTGGTTGGTGTGATCCTCTAGCGCCTTATAGCCAAGGGCGGTGTTACCACCACCGCTGTTGTTGGAGGTCAGCGCATCAACGCCAATGCCGACGTTATCCAATGACGTAGTGACAGAATCTAGCGCAGCAACGCCCAACGCGGTATTTGATGCTCCGGTAAAACCCGTCAACGAAGTTGTGCTAATAACTTGGAATCGAGTGCCGTCGTAAATAACGGCGATGGTTTGACCAGATTTAATGTCACCCGCCGACAGCGCCGTGGTGCCGTTTTTGGTGACGTTCTTTGCGCCGAGGCTGTTGATGTTGAGCGTAACCGCGCCGGTATTGTCGCCAGCAGCCACGAAATAGAACATTTGGCCTGCGGCATAAGCGGTCAGGGCGGGCGTTAAGGAGCCTGTAATCGTGTCTGTGCCGCTAACCGAGCCGATCAGCTTAACGACCGTGCTTTGTACTTGGGAGAGGTTAGCCGAGTCTGTGGCATCGCTGCCCGCACCCATCCCGGTAAACTTGTAGTTTGCCATCGGGAGGTTGGCGGTCGGGTTCGTCTGCCCGTCCTTGGTCAAGCAAGTGGAGAGGCCAGTAGCAAGGTCAGCCGTTAAGGCGTTAAACGCCGTGGCGCTGATAACCGTACCGGATACGACAGGCTGGCCTGCCGTGTTGATCTGGAAAACGCCTGAACCATTAAAAGACATTGCTTATCTCCTATTCTTGACCAGCGCCAAACGCGCCTACGCGCCCTGACACCTGCCGCCCAAGTGCCTGACCTGCGGCACGGCGACGCATATATTCCTGCATATTACGCAACTCGGCTTGTGCTGGTTCGTCCCGCAGCATTAACAGTCGAGCAAGACGATTGCGCTGTTCCTCTGGCATACCGTATTGCGTGGCTTTTTGCTGCAACATCTGGAACGCGCCAACGGGGCTAGTCGCAGCCTGCGAGGCTTGCAACAAGTCAAACGTATCCTTTTGATCTTGCGCTTGCGCCAATCGCTTAAAGGTTTGCGAACCGCCTCCAACGCGCTCCAATTTCTTCAGTTCCTCTTGCGACAAAATCATGCGCTGAAACTGACGGAAATCATTGCCAAAAATAGCGCGCAATTTGCCCTGCAATTCAGGCTCTTTGTACATATTAAGCAAACGCGTTTGACCAGCTTGTGATCCCGCTACGCCGCGCAACGCATCTACCGCACCGACGCGGAATGCTTCCAATTCGGAAGGGGTCAGGTCTTTAGTCAGTTTAGACAACGCCTCGGATGATTCCGACAACGCGCTGCGACCCAACTCTACCGCTGTTTCCAACTCGGCAAAGCCAGCATACGTTTCGCGGGCTTTAGCGTAGTCAGGAGACAACGAATCAAGTTTCTTGACCAAATCTAACCGCAACTTGTCCAAGTCTGCGGCTTCGTTGTTAGCGCCTTTACGACGAGCGGCTTGTGCCTTATCCCACAAACTACGCTTTAACTGATCGGCAGCGGCAAACGGCAACTGGTCGCCTTGTTTCAAGGTTCGTAGTTGTGCAGTCGGTTCGCCGCGTCGAGTCGCCGTGCGTTGTGCCGCACCAAGATCAAGGCGGGCGCGGCCAAGAATGCTCTGCAATTCCTCGTCAACGGGGAACGTCACATCACGCAACTTGTTGTAAAGCGGGCCAGCCGCATCGGCTTGGCGCTTGGCAAGGTTGGTCAGTTCATCCTCTGCGGTGCGAGTAACGCCGGTGGCACGTTCTGCGGTTTCGGTAATAGCACCGCCACGCCCGGCCGCTACTCGGCGCTGCTGCATCGTTAGCTGCCGCCCAGCCGTACCGGGAAGGTTGGCGAGCATATCAATCTCGGCCAACGTGTTACCGCCTGCTGCTGCAATCGGCGCCTCCTTGCCCAACTTACGCAATCGAGCGGCTGTCATTACAGCCTCTTGCCCCGGCTCCACCCCCGTCATAATGCGAGCCTGCGCATCACGCTCAAGCAATTCTGCAAGGCGCTCGCGTGGGTAATCAGGGCGCACGTTGTAACCGCCTGCTGTTTCGGGAACCATTCCCACAGCGCTTGGCAAACGTGATGCAATCGGCGTAATCGCAGCGCCGCGAACAGCGCGACCCAAAACATTAGCGCCACCACCAATGGCAAGCCCTGTGCCTGCGCCCATTGCAGCGCCAGACAGGCGCTCTCCCTCCTCTGCCGCCCCTGCCCCTGACAATGCACCCTGCGCGGCAATATCGCCTGCAGTACGCGCTACGCGCCCCATTGTGGTAACACCGCGACCGAGTGAAAGAGGGCCAGTAAACGGTGCGGTTGCAAGACCGCCTGCGAGTTCCAATCCTGCCGCAGTCATCGGGCGTTCAGCCGCAAACTGCTGTGTAGCGCCACGCACCACATCCCGATATTGCGGGTTCATCAACCCAGCAAGTTCATCGGCAAAGTTAAAAGTCGCGCCTTGCGCTGCCGTCAATGCACCTTGTGCAGCGGGCGGCATTTGAGCGCCGCGTTGCATAGCAGCCTTGCTTGCCATTGCCTGATCGTGCTTTGCGTACGCTTCGTCAGGGCTTGCAGCGTCATAAATTTGACCCTCAATTCGGTATTGCGGCATGGCTTATCTCCGACGCGGGGGCAAATCAATGATTTGAGGGGCGCCAATGCTAGGCGGTTTGTACCCAGAACCACCAGCGGCACCAATTTCTTGAATGGCGAGTGCGCGGTTTTGTCGTTTTTGCTCTCTCGTATTAGCGTCATCGCCCGGTTGCGGTATGTATTGACGGCGGGCGTTTTCAAACTCTGCGTCGCTAATAACTGCACCCGACTCTTTACGCAGAACAGCGTTAATGAAGTTACGCTCTGCTTGGAAAAACTGACGCGCTTCAGGCGTAATCATCACGTTGCCTACGCCACCCGGCAGATTTTCCTTAAACCGCGCCCCAAAACTAGGCGGCGGGTTTTGGAAAATAGGTTCTGCTTGCGCCATGCGTTCTGCATATAGCCGCGCCGTTGATTGCGATTCTGTAGCTGGTTTGCCCTCTGGGCGAACCCCCTCAATAACCGACGGCGGGCCGCCTGTGCGGCTTGGTTGGAAAAACACCGGATTGCCTTGTGCGTCCACGCCAGCCACCGGAGCGCCATACGACACATCCACCTTGGTGCTTGGCGTTCGGGTTTCCAAAAACTTTGCAAATTCAGGGCTTGTTTGTGCAAATTCAAATTCACGCACCGAGGTTGGCGCTTCGGGGGCGGGTTTCTTGACGCCATCCAAGTATCGAACTTGACCGGCTTTATTGACAACAAAAGCCCTACCCTCCGCATCAAATTGCGGAGTTGTGCCGTATTCGGCTTCTTTCGGCGTTTCAAGCATTTGAGCAAGGCGCTGCGCCATCAAAGGGCGATCACGCAACGCGGCTGTACCAAGGCTCGTAGAAGCCATTTCCAATGCTTCTTCCGGCGAACGACGGTATTGCGATTGGCGTGTGACTTCAGCCAATTCGGTTTGTTCGGGGATTTCGGCAACTTGAGCGGTGGGATCGTACTCGTACCCGCCTCGCATACGACCAAGCATACGTTCGGCGTATTCCGTCTCTAACCCCTTGGCTTCCTCTGCCGCCTCACGGGCTTTGCGCCCCTCACGGGCAGCCATAAAGCTCTGTAATGCCTTTACAAGCGGGGCTGCGCGTGGGATCGGCGCTACGTTGCCTTCCATCGGCTGATATGCCTGTTGCTCAAGGGCTTGAGCAAGGGCTTCACGGCGTCGAGCTTCGGCTAACCGCCGCTCGTATTCAGTCGGCGCACGAAACGTGGAGATATATCGGACTCGTTCACTCTTGGCCATCGTCAAAATCTCCTCTGTACCGACCGCCCTGCGGAGTCACCATGCCCGGCGACAACGGCTTGACCATTCCCTTTGGCACAACACGCCCGTATTGGGGTTTGGCGGGGGAGGCGACCATCGGGTTGTATTGCATATCCTGCGGCGGGGTGAAGTTGTCAGACTTCATTTGCAGCATATTGGCTAGGCGCTGTGGGCGCGAAAGAGGGCCGCTAAAACTCTGGTATCTGCTGTTCATTTATTGACCCTCATTTTCCAAATAAACCGCCCATCAAGCCGAGCGGGCCACCGGCAGCGGCTCCCGCAATGCCAGCCACACTACCTAACAATCCCATTTGGGCGTTGTATTTGGCAACTTGGTTAGCGTAGTTACGTTGTGCAAAATCGCCTGCTGCCTGCGTTCCGGCAAAGATCGGCGCAGCGGCGACGTTTGCGCCCGTATAGCCTTGGAACTGCGGCATATTGACCTGTACGCCCGACATGAGGGCAGCGATCTCGTTGATCGGCTGGTTACGCAAGGCCAACTGCTGTTGCAAGGACTGTTGTAGGGCGGTATTGCCAAACTGACCGCTTTGCAGGGCTTGGTTGAACTGCTGCAACTGCGCGGCGTTGGCAAGCTGCTGTTGTTGGGCGGCGATGGCTTGGTTCTGGGCAAGTGCCGCGTTGCGGGCTGCCTGCACATCCATCTGCTGACCAAACTGCTGACCTTGACCAGCAAGCAACGCTCGATAGGCGTCCAATGCGGCGGCTTGATTCTGGGCAATCGCTTGGTTCTGCATTCCCTGCGCGGCTTGTGCTTGGGCAAAGTTTTGGGCAATAGCGGCGTTGCGGGCTTCTTGTGACTGCAACCCTGCGCCGAACAAGGCTTGTTGGGCAGCATTGCCAAATTCGCCTGCGGCGACGCGCTGTGCAAAGTCTTGCTGTTGGGCGACATTTTGCGCTTGTTGCTGCGCCAGCGCCGTACCCACGTTCTGCTGCAACGCACGGTTGTAAATGTCGGCTCCCGTCGCGCCCATACCAAACTGCCCAAGGGCGGCCTGATTGGCAAATTGAGCGGCAGCCTGCGCTTCTCCAAACCCTTGCTGACGGGCGGCCATGTCCAACTGCAACCCTTGGAGAGCGGCTTGTTGGATAGCGTCGTTTTCTTGCTGCTGCTGTTCGCGGATAGCGCGGTTGTACGCCTCCGATCCACGCGGAATGCCTTGATTGGCTAATTGAGTTTCCAACATTTGCCGCTGTTCTTGAATCTGCGGCATCACGCGAGACAGGATGGCCTGTTGACCTGTCGTGCCGGCAGAAACCGGCATAGCGGCAAGTTGCGAGGTATCAATACCACGCTGGAGGCGCTCGGTCGGTACTTCACCGCGAGCAAACCCAAGGCGCGAGAGGTCAGGCGCGTACTGAACGCCAGCCATGCCCGAGGTATCAATGTCGGTCTGTTGGCGAAGCGGCCCTAATCTGCCACCAGCTAACCCGAACATACCGCCACCGGGGCCGCCACCTGCCTCGCCGTAACGAGTTATATCAAACGATGGCATTGCACTAGGTTCTACGTTAGCTTGGGCGCGTCCAAAGCCGAAAAGGTCAGGTGCGCCTTGTACTTGCCCGTATCCATCTATTACGGTTTGTAAATCGCGCAGATTGGGCTGGAAAGGCTGCCCTATAACCCGTTGTGCGGTTCCTAATGCGGTTTGCCCAAGATTCGCAAGACCAAGCGAGACGCGCTGTTCAGCATCTAAAATCTCCTGCTGCTCGGGCGTCAGATATTGCTCAATGTACGGTGTGTCTTGGTCGGTTATGGTCGTAAATTGCTCACGGGTTGGAGCTATGGGGGCCACAGCGCCGCCCATCGTGACCTGATCGCTAGGCCCGCCATATCCGTACATTGTGGCGTCACGGTCAAACGGCATTAAACCTTGCGTTTTTTGCGCGTTGTACGCTTCAAGCTGCTGGTTATATTCAGCCATCGCCTTGTTGTAAGCGGCCTCGTCAAACACGCTCTTACCGAACGTGACGCGCTGCCCGCCATATGGCGTGGAGACATTAGGATTGGAAATTCGCGCAGTTAAACGTGCGGCATCAATGTTTGCCTGCCCCTGTTCACGTGCGGCGGCGGCGTAGTCAGGTGCCGGAGGTGGTTTCGGTGACTTTTTGCCCATAACGCTTTCCTAAAAACCGACACGAATCTCGTGTCATTGTTAAAAACACGATGTCCCCGGCGGTGTCGGCGTTATGGATACGCGCTTCCTCGGTGAACCCCATTTTACCCACTAACTTCAATGCTTTTCCATTCCCGCTTGACACGGGAGCGATAATTTTGTCAACCCCGCAGACGTTAAACGGGTAATCAAAGATGGCCGCCAGATAAGCAGGGGTCATACGCCCCTCTACGGCGATGTGGCACACAATCGAGCGGCCATTCCAGTTCTCGTACACCACACCGGCCACAATGTCGTTGTCTCGGCATAGCCCGATAGCGTTGGAACGGGCGTCGTGATAGCCGCCCCCCGTCTGGGAGCAGACCCATTCGCCCACTTCCGTGCCGCTTGTTATATGCCAGCCCATCCCATCTGATACACGATGTCGGTGGATGCCCATTGGATTTGCAAGTTTCGGCTGCTGCTGTTGAGCTGTACCGAGGCGCAGAACCCAATACCTGTAACGCCTTGCCAGTTGTTGCTAATTACCGTGTCCTGACCCCACAGCCCCGTATCCCATAGCGCGGTGTTCCACACGGCTACCGAAATCGGGGTGTAGGCGAGGGCAGCGGAGCTGCGTAAAAGGTCAAAATCTACGTTGAGGTCAATGTTGATCGCCGGTTGTCCGTTGCTGAACAGACTCGGACGCGCACGGGTGAAATACTTTTTAACGCCCCGTGACTCAAAGTAGTTAAAGGCTTGTAAGACAAACCCTTCAATGTTGCTGGTATCGTCCTCGTAGCCCGTCGAGCCGGTTGTCCACGCTTTAGCAACGTATTCGTTACCACCAAAGTACAAATCGTCGTTAAGCAGGTTAAAGCAGTTGGCGTGCCAGTTTGTAAATCGACACCACGCTTTTGTGATGTTGTTCATTACAAACTGCTCTTGCGACCCAACGGCAACTGGCACGTTAACCACAAGGGCGTTGGCATTGGCGTAATACGTCATGCCCCACCCAAAGGTGTTTTTATAGTTCTGCGCGGCGACCGCAAAGGCACCCTGTATCTTGTCCGAAAGCGCTACGTTGGGGTCAAGGCGGGACGATTGCAGCGCCGAGGCGAGCGGGAGCAAGCCATCTAACGTCAACAACAGCAAGTCGCCGCCGTACTTCATCATGCAACGCTTGGAGATCGGTGAACCGACCATCCACACACCAATCAGCGCCCATGTTGAGGCGCTAGAGGGGTCGGTGCCGCGATAAACAATGATTTCGCCCTTGTCGGTGACAAAGACAAGGTTATCGTCCACGCCGTAACCGGCATCAATCGTCCACGTACCGAGGGCAACCAATGTGCCGCCGAGTTTGGCGACGGCAGAGAGGTCAAGCTCTTGTGCCGCACCGCCTACCGCTAGGGTCGGCAGATACCACGCCTTGAGCGTATCCTTTTGGATAAACCACACGCGGTTCTTAAACAGCGCGATGTTGGAAAGCGTAGTGGTCGTGACGCCCGTAATGGCGGGGGATGAAGCGCCGTCAATCGCCGTCCACGTTGACCCGTTATACAGCTGCGGTTTGTCTACGCCGTTTACGGCATAAAGGAAGTTGCCGCCCGGTGTGGTGACGTTGATATATTCCCAACGGCTGTTAGAAAGCCCACTAACAGCGGGAGCGCCTACCGCGCCTGCCGAGGTAACGTCGTAAATCTTGCCGTCTGATACAGCAAAAAGTTCGTTTGTCGCCGCCCCTGCGTAACTTAAGAGACTCTCGACCTGCCCCCGCAGCCCGGTGGCGTGTTTGGAGTACCCCCCTCGTAAATTGACGTTAGAGACGCCCGGAAAGTAGTTATCCAACGAGACGGCATCCGTGGG